TCTATACCACAATTGTTGCATTTGTGTCGTCCATTATGGTATATTACTTCGGGGTAATGTATCCGACTGAAGAAGCAAAACTTAAGGAGAAATCCAAATGATCCCCAAACGAATCCGCGACCTCATCAAACAAGCAGATATGGATAAAGTGGCAGAAGAGTTCTGGAAAGAAGTTGAGCGTGAAGCAGATAAACTTGAAGTTCCAGTTGATTATTACCTTGCAGAGTTCTATTGATGACTTTTATTTTGGGAATGGCACTTGGCGCTTTAGTTACAATTGGAACAGCATTTATTTTTGCTGCTGATAGAAACATACTTGACGAAGGCGACAAAAACTACTACAATTAAAAGGTAATTTACAAACAACAATGGCACAAAAGTTTCTCTATATCGTTGATCACTACATTCCTTTTCCCTCCAGTGAATATGGTGGACTTTGGAATGTAATTGCTGAAGACGATAATGAATGTTTTGATTTGATTTCTGCAGAAGATTCTGATAACTTCTACGAGCAGCATTACACGACTCTTCGTGAAAATGTGTTAAATGCAAGGACTTATGCTCTTGCTGAAGAAGTAGAATCTACTGTAGTTGAATCTTTTACAACTTGATCATGACTCACCACGTTGCTCACACTAATAAAATGGTTGCTGATCTAAAACAACAATACCAAGATCGAATCACTCAACTGCAACATAAAATTACCGAACAACAGCACGAAATACTGCAACTTCAGGAACAAATTAAATTTATGTCAAACGACAGGTTCTATGATTGCTGAGTTTCCGCACAAAGCACCAAAATATTACTATTATGAGTTTGAAGAGTTTAAGCGGGGAGTTATTGCTATATGGTTGTATTGCAATCGCAAGTTTGACTACAACAATGGTGCTCCAACAAGAACCATCTGGGGATTCTACAAGTCCAAGACTAGAGAATATTATGCCCCAATCAATAGTAAGACCATCGGTGCTTGTGTAAATATCAAGGATACGCGGAACTATTCTGCGATGCCCATTAAACAATCTCCACTGGATGCGTTTTTTGTATGACATACGAACCCAAAGTCAATGATTATGTCAAATGGACAAAAGGTGTTGAGGGATGGGTTTATTTTAAAGATAAAGAATATGTGACTATTGAATGTTTAGTGCGTCCCAAAGATGAAATAAATTATGAATGTTGCAGAATTCATAAAAATGAAAGAGTCCTTGTAATCTGCTATCACAATCAATGGAAACAGTTGGAGTATGTTAGATCACGACAATCAAAATATGAAGAAGAACAAGACTGCTTGGAGATGGTGGGCTAAAGCATTGGGAGAAAAAGCAAGTAAATGTGATAAAGAATCGGATAGGGTTGCCCTTATCCGAACTTTTATTTTTGCGACGTATTTGATTACAAATGCTTTTATTGTTGCTGGTGTGATTCGGCATTGGAATGATGAGACTAAGATAGAAGTATTCATTGAACCGAGTTCCACTTTGCAAAATAAAATACCTGAGGTGTAATAAATTTTATGAAAATGAAAGATTTGATTTGGTCAGCACCAAATTCTCTTGATTTTGACTTTTGTGATCAAGTAATTGAGAAGTTTGAATTGGATGAAAGGAAATCTCAAGGTGCCGTTCTTTCAGATTCTGGATTTAGATTAGATCCCGATTATAAGATTTCAATGGATTTGTGCATTTCATCTTTAGACGAGTGGAAAGATGAGGATGAAGTATTCTATAAATCTCTTCAGTCTGGTATTAAACAATACTTGGATCATTGTAATAATTTTAATCCCGAACTGGTGCTTGGATTTTATGATCAAGTACACGATACTGGATATCAAATTCAAAGAACAAGTCCTGGTGAATATTATAATTGGCATCACGATTGGATTTGTGATGAACAGAATGGATCACGTATCTTCACTTATATTTGGTATCTGAATGATATATCTAAAGCAGGAGAGACAGAGTTTATCGACGGAACTAAAATTAAACCAGAGCAAGGAAAACTCTTAATCTTTCCTGCTACTTGGTCTTATGTTCATCGTGGTGTGAGTCCTAAGTATGAAACAAAATACATTTGTACTGGATGGATGTATCATAGTCTATAATGATAAATAACTAGAAAGTATTTGTAAGATGGACGCACAAGAACTTCGCAATCTTCAAGAAGCATACATGGAAGTTGTTATGGGTGAAGGCAAAGTTCCTTGGAATGACCCTAAGAACCCTCTAGAGAGTGGACACACTCCAGCAGAAAAGAATAGGGCAAAAAGAGAAAGAACTGGTGTAGAAGACCTTAAGAAGTCTCCGTCAGATAAAGATTATGCTAGATATGGTGATATGAAGTCGGTTGATGATGAGCAGTCTAGTGCCTCCAATAAAAATAAATCCGCTCATAAGTTTCGTGATTATCCAATCAAAACTAGTAAAGGAAAACCACAAACAACAGGTCAACTCAGAAGGTCTAGAGGAACTCCTAAACCAGGAGCATCTGATGAAAAATCAAATCTTTATCAATCTCCTATTAAAAAAGATGATAAGAGAACTAGAGGTGGAAGAATGGACCAGTGGAAAGGTCCAAATCCAAGAAATGAAGAAATAGATATTTACGACATTATCCTCTCACACCTTCTTGGTGAAGGATATGCTGATACTCAAGAAGCAGCAGAAGCAATTATGGTGAATATGAGTGAAGATTGGAGAGAAAGTATTATGATTTCTGAAGGAATGACGATGAAGGACTTTAAGGCAAATCGTCAGAAGAATAAGCGCAGATCTGCTTCTGCTGATGCTGAGAAGAGAGGTCATGTAGGTAAAGAATGGTATAACAGTGGTAGAAAGTATTCTCCAGATGAAGCAAAGAGAAGTCGTGCAAATATGGATGATGAAGAAAGACGTACAAGACATCGTAGTGCTGTAGATCCTGATAGCGAGAATGATGATTCCTTCTCCGCAGACAAGACGAAGAATCCGAAGAAACTGCGTAAGCAAAAAGCACTTGGGGAACTTGGTGAAAATGTATCCAGTGGTAGTGCTCGTAGAGCAAGATTTGGTGTAAAGCAAAGAGTAAGTTCAGCAGAACCTATTACTAATACTCAAAGACAAAATAAAATTGCACAACATTTTTCCGATCACGCTACTAAAAAGAAATCTGCTGGTGATGAAGCACACGCAGCAGCAACAAAAGCAGGCAAAAGTCCTTCAGACGCAGAAACTGCAAGACAGAGAGCACATAGAGAATATGAAAAGCAGTTGAAAAGAGGTTGATAGAAATGCTAACATTTAGAGAGTTTTACGAAATCTGTGAAGGTAAGAAACCAGATACTCCACCACATGCAGTTCCTGGAACTTACAAGAGGGACGCTGATGGCACCCAGACTTATACTCTTCAAAGATATAAGGGTCCATCAGGTAAACCAACAAAGAAAGAAGTTGATAAGTTAGTTGTTCAACGTAGTGGTGGAAAAGAAGTTAAAAAGAGACTGAAGAAGTTGGCAAAATCAGTTAAGAGGATTGAAGAGCAAAGCCCTACAATGGATACAAACCTTTATAGTAAGCAAGTTGCGATGCGTCAAGCAGCACAAAAGACTGCGCAAATTAAGCATGTTCACCAAGAACTAGGTGGAGAAGCAAGAGCACAGCAAGCAGCAAAACGTGCAACACTTAAAGCAATCATGTCACGTTGAATTGAAATAGCTCACCTCCAAAGTGTTCTAATAATGTAAGCACGAAACAAATTATGGACTGCTTCGACGACATCCAAATTGAAGAGTTTTCTACCTTTGACTTTGTTGAAGAGATGAGTGAAGGTCTTTTTGATGAAGTTGACGATGATAAGTCTTTCAATTCTTTTCTGAACAGTAATTGGGAATTTTGATGACTAAAGAAACTTATTGGACTACAAAACTGAACGATGCAACAGTTCGTCGTCTTGAAAAACTTGAAAGTGATGGTGTGAAGGTTGATGCTCAAACTCATGAAGGACGCAAACTGATCGGATATAACTATCTGGAACTTGCGGATTACAACTCTTAATATCTACATTAACATTCAAACTCCTACATCTTCAAACAAATGACTGACACTGTGAACGTCCTGCCCCATCTTAATGAACTTAAAGATGCTTGGCGTCGTCAAGATTTTAAGTTCACTAAACAACAACAAGAGGAATATGATATTCTGCTTGTTGCCCGCCGTGAGCGCGTAAAGTATTTCTATGCCAATGGTCTTGTGAGTAAAGGGGGACTTAGGCAGAAGGATGAAGAGATCTAAATACTAAAAAGTAGTGTTTAGATAACAATGAAAACCTTTCAGGAGTTTATGATTATTTGCGAAGCATCTGAAGCTGATGCTGCTAGGCAACTTGGTTGGGGTGGTGGTGCCCAAATCAAAAAGACAGGTGCTGGTGGTCGCATAGGTGCAGAACGCAAAAAGTCAACTCCTGAAAGACGCCGCATGAAAGCAGTTGGCGGCGGTAAGATGGAACCTGTCGAATACAAACCACGCAAAGATATTGGGCAGCAGCGTCAAGCATCCACGAGAGTTCAACAACCAACCCAAGAGCGTGGATCTGCTGATGTAAAAGCAAAAGCAGCAGCGGCAGCAAAAGAAGAAAGAAAGAAAGCAGCACTTGCTAGAATTGCTGCAAGAAAATCAGGTGCAAAACCCGAAGCAGCAAAACCATCAGGTAGGGAAGCAGAGAAAACAGCAACTAAACTACTCTCTACAAAGAAACCTGAAGCAGAAAAACCTGCAAGCACTGCACCAAAGAAACCACCTTCAGGTAAAACGAGAGCGGAAAGAGATAAAGAAAGAAATGCTGCAATGAGAGCATCATATAATAAGAAGAAAGCAGAAGTTCTTGCTGATTATGAGAAAGTTCATGGTAAAAAACCAACAGGTAAAGAAAAAACAAAACTTCTTGGTTTGATTAACAGAGAAGCACCTGCCCACCCTTCAAGTGCAGCAAAACCTAAGGCATAATAGAAATAGCTCACCTCCAAACTGTCCTAGTAGTATAAGCACGACACTCAACACAATGCTCTGGCAAGATCGCAACGGTAACTGGTTCAGCACCAAATCTACCCTCGATATTAAGATTGAGCAAGCAATGATTGCTGAGAACGCTAACAAAGTCTGGGAAGAAGGTGAGCGTTCTGGTGATTGGTTGTTCGATGAAATGTTCGGCGGTTGATTAACCGTCACCAGGCACACCCAGGATCGTCTCCAGGTGTGCTATTTTTGTCTTTAGATATCAAACCACTGCGAACAATGAATTACATTAAAGTCCCCGATTATGTCTTCGATAGTATCATTTTGTCTCTTCAACAAGGTGTTGATGTTTGTTTGAATGTTGATTCAACATCAGAAGAAACTGAAAAGTCTCCATACTTTTCAAATGGTTACAGTCGTGCTACAATGCAGAGTGTGATTGAGCGACTGAACTGCTACAAGAGGGCAGAGAGTTGAAATAGCTCACCTTCAAAGTGTCTTAGTAATATGATGATGAACCAAATGCAAATTCAACTCCGTCCGCATCAGGAACGTGCTGTTGCTGCTATGCTTGAGTACGTTAAAGGTCAAATCATTGTTCCTACTGGCGGTGGCAAGACTCTCAAGATGATCTATGATGCTCTGCGTGAGTTGCAGTCTGAAACTCCCCAGACCATTGTAGTTGTTGCTCCTCGCATCTTGCTTGCTGAGCAACTCTCTAGCGAGTTTCTGGAGTTTATCACCGACGCTGAAGTTCTGCACGTTCACAGTGGAGAAACGCACCACTGCAGCACTACCAAACCTGCTGACATTGTTGCTCATGCTGGTATGTGTGCTGCTGCTAATCGTCATCAACTGATCTTCACTACCTACAATTCTCTGTCGCGTCTTCAAGTGGCAGGAATTGATGTGGATACCATCTACTTTGATGAGGCGCATAACAGCGTTCAACGTCACTTTTTCCCTGCAACTGAGCACTTTGCTGCTAATGCAAAGCGTTGCTACTTCTTTACTGCAACTCCGAAACATTCCCTCACTCCCTCTAAACCTGGGATGAATGATGCTGATGTTTATGGCCAGGTGATCTGTAAAGTTCCTGCTCCTGAGTTGGTTGAGGGTGGTTACATTGTGCCCCCTAAAGTTATCGTCAAGCAACTTGCTATGGTAACTGGCAAGCAGACCAACTTTGATCGCGACTCTGAGAATCTGCTGGAAACGATTGATGAGAATAAGGTCGGCAAGATTCTGATTTGTGCTAAGGCAACCAAGCAAATCGTATCGCTGGTGACTGAAACCGATTTCTGTTTCCAGTTGCAGTGCCGTGGTTACTCTTGGATGTATATTACTGCCAAGACTGGCGCTGTGATTGATGGTCAAAAGGTCAACCGTGAGGTATTCTTTGATACCCTGAGTGCATGGGGCAAGGATAACGATAAGAAATTCGTTGTGCTACACCACAGCATCCTCGCTGAGGGTATCAATGTGAGCGGTCTGGAAGCAGTGCTGTTCCTGCGTAATATGGACTTCATTGGTATCAGTCAAACCATCGGACGTTGCATCCGTCTGCATCACGATGATGCCAAAGGTTTGCGCGATGGACGTATTGAACCTGGCAACCTCAGTCAGTACAGCAAATCTTTCGGTCTTGTGTGTATCCCAGTGTACAGCAAGGTTGGCATCAGCACCGCTCGCGCTGTGCAGGCAGTGGTGGATACGATCTTCCAGAAGGGCGAACCCGCTATCAGTGTGGTGCGGCGGTGACGCCCACACTAGGGATGGGGGGTAAAACCCCGATTTTTCTGCAATTCTACTGCGCAGGTGCTATGAGTCATTCGCTGCAACAAAAACGACGATTTTTTTGAAAGTATAAATTAGGAGGTTAAATGACTGAAGGTTTTTTGGTTTCGGGTGGAGTTTATGCGGCAGTTCCTTTCGGAAAGTCTCAACTGATGATCATTCACAACGGAGAGCAACTCAAAGTGTGTAGGACTGAATCATCTGCAAGGAAGTTCATTGACGACCACAAAAAGGGTAAGTCACTGGGCAAACTTCCATTGAATTGAAATAGCTCACCTTCAAAGTGTTTTAGTAATGGAATGAGATGCGCCATAAAGACACTCAACTTACAAACTTCAATCGGACTAATACAAATGACTCAACAATTTGTTAAGCAGGTTATTGAAGGTTGCACTGCTGGTCTTCCTGCCCAGATTAAGTATTATACTCAGTTCAACCAACCCGTTAAAATCATCGATGATACTCTTTCGGAGGTAATCGGTGCCGTCATCAACAACACTTTGTGTGGGGGATCAGGTGGCGGTGGATGGGATGCTTGTGATGGCGGAGAACAGAAAAACTCCTCTCACGTTCAGTCTAAGTTTTGTGCTGATTGTGGTAAGAAAGTTTCTTTCTTCGCTGAACATTGCCCTCACTGTGACAGCAACTCTTTCAAGGCAACCAAAGCACAAAAGAACACAAAGCAAACTAATCCCCGCGATGGTCGCTGGGGTATTAGTGCCAAGTCGCACTTTCAGTACAAGGAAGAACTGAAAGAGTATCGTTTGTCTCTGGTTGAACCGCTGATTGATGATCCTAAGTGTCGTCAATTCCGTTTCACTTACTGGACTCTTGATAAGAACAGTGAGCACCTGGATCTTTATGCTCAAGCACAGTTGGATAGTGATAAGTCTAACCACATCAATTTCCAACCATATGGTGTTGACTTTTATCTCAGTCGTCCTGTAATGAAGTTCACTGGTGTGCTCACTGTGCATGAGGATCGTACAGAGTTTGACTTTGATTTCTTTGATCTTGATAACACAACTCCCGTAGAAATGCCCACTAAGTTTGCTTGCAAAGACTCCGAATCTGTGATACAATCTAAGAACTTCGGTAAAGAGCGTGGAGAATGGGTGAGGAACTAATTTACAAGAATCAGGATTGCATTGAGTTCCTCAAGTCTCTAGAAAGTAGGTCCGTAGATCTAATCTGTACGGACCCACCTTACTATCGTGTTGTCAACGATCAATGGGACAATCAGTGGTTCACTGTAGATCAATACTATGAATGGTGTGAGCAGTGGATTACTGAACTGGGTAGAGTTGCAAAGTGGAGTTGTAGTTTTTGGTTGTTTGGTTTTCCTCAACAACTCTCCACTCTTCTGCCTGTAATTGAACGTGCTGGGTTCACCTTTCGTCAACAGATTGTAGTGAACAAAGGTATGCAAGCAGTTGCAGGTAGAACCAGTGATAGACTTAAAATGTTCCCTACCGCAACTGAATCCATCTTTTTCTTTCACTATGAAGCACGAGATCATGTCCGTGATTTGCTACAGTCAGAGCGTAAAAGATTGGGATGGAAAGGGTGTGATGTGAATGGATTTCTTGGTAAAGCAACAACTGGTGGTGGTACATTTGCTTGTATTGCATCAGAAAAGAAACCAAGAGAGCATAGAGTTTATCCTACCAGAGATGACTGGACTAAGTTACAAGGTGTGATGAACTTACCTGAGTATGATGAACTTGTCTACACATTCAATTTGCAACGTGGACTGACAGATGTGTGGGATGATATTAACTTCTATGATCGCAAGGTTGAGAAGTTCCACAGCACACAGAAACCTATTCCATTGATGGAAAGATTGATCCTGACATCATCCAATCCAGGGCAAACAGTTCTTGATATTTTTGGTGGGTCAGGTTCTACTGGTGTTGCTTGCAAACTGCACGGAAGAAAGTTCGTTGGTTGTGAACTTGATGAGACATATTATCAGAAGTCATTGCAACGAATTGAAAACACGAAACAACAATCAATTCCAGTTGATTTCTTCTGAATTGAAATAGCTCACCTCCAAAGTGTTCTAATAGTGTGAGGCACCGCACTCACAGCAGTTTCTAAACCAAACTATGACTTTTTACTGGAAGTTCGTTGATACTCTTGCTTACAACATTGCTACCATCGCTGCTATTGTTGTTGCTGCGAGTCAGTTTCTGATTCGTGCATTTAATGAGAACGATGGTGCAAACAAAGTTCGTAAGTTTATCAACCAAACTCTCTTTTTCGTAAATCGTTTTACTGCTTTTGTTTATGAAGTGGTCAATGCAAATGTATTGCCTGCAGTTGAAACTCAAGAGGTAAAAGTTACCAAAACCCGCAAGCGCACTGCCGCTTGATAAACTGCCACAGGAGCACTTGCATTTTAGCGTGTGCTCCTTTATTGTACTCTTGTTCCTAAAAACTCCAATGATCTTCCTTACTGTTGCCGACCACGGTTGTGTTTATACTCTGTCACAAGAAGATGGAGATGAGTTGTACTATGCACCCATTATGCAAGATGGTAGTGTAAATCTAGAGGAGTTTGCACCCGTAGATCTTGATGCTGTAGATATGGATGACATGGAGATCTTTGACATTCGTAATCGTCTACAGAAACTGTTGGAAGTTTGATCTGATTGAAATAGCTCACCCCCAAAGCGTCCCAGTAGTATGAGTAAGCAACCAATGCAAAACAAACACCTTGAGCATCCAGAAGATTCTATCCTGAATGGTGATCTTTCGGTACTTGATTGGTTCAGTGCTGATTCTACTATCAGTGTCAAGATGGACGGTGCTCCAGCATTAGTTTGGGGCACAAATCCTGAGAATGGTAAGTTTTTTGTCTGCACTAAAGCAGCATTTAACAAGAAAAAGGTTCGCCTTTGTTATAATGAGGATGATGTGTTTGAGCACTTCGGGCATCAGCACAAAGTAGCACAAATCCTCATCTTCTGCCTAGATTTCCTGCCTCGCACTAAGAAAGTGTATCAGGGAGATTGGATTGGTTTTGGTAAGGGTCTTGATACATTCAAACCCAACACCATTACCTACAAGTTTCCTGAGATTGTGCGTCAGGAGATTATCATTTGCCCTCACACTTACTACACTGGTGACCGACTGCCTGAAATGGTAGCACACCCTATCACCAGCAAGTTTGTGAGCACTAAGAATGTTCTGTTTGTGCAACCTGCAGTGTCTCTGAATCCTTATCGTGAGGATCTGGAAGATGTGTGTAAGTTTGCCAAGCAAATGAGCACCCTATGTGAGTTTGTGTCTGATCGCAAGGCATCACAAATCAAAAAAGAGATCAATGCTTGCATCCGTGAGCAAAAGGTCGTGAATGAAAATGAAATTGCAGAAAAATGTGATTGTGATGCTAACCTGATCAGATTGTGGAAACTTGTTAAGTCTATTAAGGACGATTTGTTCCTGTTCATTCACGAAGAGGATGATATTGAATGTTATATCTGGGATGTGCAATCGTTCCACGAAGGTTATGTCATTCATAACAAGTTTGGTTCGTTCAAAGTAGTGGATCGTGAGACATTCTCCCATGCCAACTTTGTAATGGAAAAGACTTGGTGAGCATTGAAATAGCTCACCTGCAAAGTGTCCTAGTAGTATGAGCAACACTACCATGCAAGCACAAGCACAACAATCTATTGCAGAGAATGTTCTCAAGAACACTCTGCTGCTGATTGAAGCACTGAAAGACAACTATCGTCAGTATTCGATTCGTGGACATCAGCGTTCGATTGAGAACTTCAACTATACCTACGACACCACTGATTCTGTGCAGACGCAGTATCATCAGCGGAAGATTGATGAACTCAAGTCTGGCAAGTCTGACATTGATTATACCATTGAGACTGGTAAAAAGTATCACAAAGTCGTCATGATTGATGGTGGCGGTAGTCGCTCTGTTCATTGCTTCATTGATAAGCAAACTGGTCAAGTTTACAAGTCTGCATCATGGAAGTCGCCTGCCAAAGGTGTACGTTATGACCTACGATTGATTGCTGATCGTGAGTATCTGCTGGAAAATGCAGATTGGAGTGGTGGTTATCTGTACGCGAAATGAGTTACACAATGAACAACACAATTAACGAAATCACTGTAACGAAGTCTCTTAAACTTCTGCGTGATGGATTCAAGAATGAGTTTGCTACGTTTTCTTATGCTGACGAGCGAATGAGTGAACTTTTAGGTCAACTTGCAGTGGAGTTTGTAGAGGCAAACATTCCTGTGGTTGATGATGACAACCAGATGGAACTTGCGATGATGCTGTTGGAATCTCTGGATATTGTAGCACGATGAACTACCTTTGTATTGTTGATGGACTGGTAGAGTATGCTAGCAATGACCCATCTTCTTTTGCACACTATCAATTAGTGTATGCTGAAGAGCATAAAAATGCTGATGCTCAGTATCTTACTCTCACTGATGAAGAATACGACGAAATGTTCCCTTACGAGGAAGATGAATGACTTACTCTAACCTCTCAAAGATTCGCCCCAAACTTCGTACTGAAGGTCGCATAACTGGGAATTGGGGAAAATCAAAAGTCGTTGCTGGTTCATCACTCAATGAAATCGGTGGTGATGGTAACATAGGTGCCACACAAGATGAGTATTTGAATCGTCTTTATTATGCTTTTGATAACACTACCGACTCTAAACTTCGTCAGTTCATTTATACAGAAATTCGCAAAATCCACGTCCAAAGAGGGACTTGGTAACGGGCAGTTGAAATAGCTCACCTCCAAAGTGTCCTAGTAGTATGAGCAACCCTAACATCGTTTCCGAAATCTACTCCTACCACACCGATTGGAAGGAAGGCAAAGTCAATCAAATGTGGATTGAGCAAATCACTGATAAAGAGTGCGACAATCTCTATGTTGCTGTTGCACACAATCCCCGCAATGGTTCTACAATGGAGATGAGCAATCCCCGCACATCTTACCACGAAACTCTACAATGGGTTCGCAAGTGGTGTGGTACTTTCTGTATTATTTGATAGATTTTTTATATTCTTTCATTCCTTCACTAACTTTTCTTTTGTGTTCTTCACTTAAAGGACCAAGTTTTTTACCTTTATTCCAGGGAACTCTTCCTTTCATTGCTTCACTAACTTTTCTTTTTGTCTCTTCTGATAATGTTTTTCCTTTGTGAAGTTGACTTATCTTTTCTCTGGTTTTTTGACTAACATTCTTTCCTTTTTGTCCTTCGCTCATTCTTTTTCTTGTCTCTTCATTGGGTTTCCAACCTGATGCACCTTCTCCACCATCACTTAAGTTTCTCAAAATGCCTGTGCCCAAATCCTTTCTGCCGAGTACCGCAATCATATAGATTTCGTGTCTAAATGCTTCTTCTTCGGTTAGATTCTTTTTAAGAAAGATTTTTCTATTTGCTCCTTTTGGAGGTAAGAATGTTCTTCCCTTCGTTGAATAAATCCTCTTTCCTCTACCTTTACCAATATAGTAAGGTGTCCCATCTTCACGCAAATAAGCGTAAGTATAATAGTTATTCATTCTTGTCTTAAACGTCGCATTTCTATTTATACAAGAAAAGGGCATTTCTGCCCCTTCCTCTGCTTCAGTTGCGACGCTTAAGCATCATTATTTATCTAAAACTTCCTGCCTGATTATGAACAACTATCGCCTCTTGATTGAGTATTGGGTTCCTGACGAAGATGAGAATCTTTATGAAGAAAAGATTATTCAATCTCGTTCATCTTGTGGTAAGATTGCAGATGATTACCTAGCACAAGATCGCACAAATCTTATCCGTTCCGTTGAAGTTACCCCTGTTTGATTATGACTGACGGTTATACTTTCAATCGCGTTGAGTTCACTACTAATGAGGAAACTTGCATTCTTAAGTTTCTTGTTCGAGCGCAAAATCGTCAGTGTAATGAGGATGAACAATGGCAACCTGTGATTAGTTCTATTCTTCAAAAGTTTTTCAATTCTAACATCAAAGAAGCACAGGAGTTTCAAACACGATGAAGTACGAAGTTCAACTCTACGTTGGTGGCAAAGTCTTCAAAGAAGAAGTATATGCCAACTCTCCAAAGGATGCCCGTGAGACTGCATCAGCACGAAATCCTACAGCAAAAGTTATCGGTGTCAACGCAACATTTAAGTGAGGAAATAGCTCACCTCCAAAGTGTCCTAGTAGTATGAGCACTTCCCAAACGATGATCGAGTTTCCTACTCTCCAGTCTAAAGATGGCACAATGCTGGTAGGTTTCTATCCCATTGTCGATTGTTCCAACTATACTCTCAAGGTTCTATCTTGGAAGGGAGTTGACACCATCTCTCGCAAGTGTATCACCAAGCAAGATGCAATCCGTGAGGTGAATGAGCGTCTCGCACTTGATTATCTGATCACTGGTGATAACATTGATCTGGTGCAAGAGTACAACTTTATGCAAGGTGCAGTTTGATGCGAATTGCCTTTTTGATTGCTACTCTGGCACTTGGACTTCGCTTTGGTTTGATTGCTCATGCGAGTGTGAATGAGTATCAAGAATCGCAAGCAGAAAAGTTCTGTCAAATTAACCCTAATTACTGCAACGCAAAATGATTGTCTACGGAGTTTATGCACGTCTTGATGAATACGAACCCGATGAACTTTATGGTTTGTATGCTAACGAAGAAGACGCATATCGTCGCGCAGAAGAGATGAAACAAGAATACAATGAAGAGTATAAAGACTCTCAGTATTGCGACGTTCAAGTTCATCAACTCAAAGTTCAGTAACTAATGATTTCCCTTCCAAATCCTAACAAAAAAATGTCACTTACTAACGATCAACTTTCCAAACTCGTCTCCATCTACGCTGAACGAGTTGTTGATAGCATGGATGTGCGCGATTTGTGTGCATTTGCGATTGACACGATTTGTGATAATATGTCCGACTACAATGAGTCTGAATTGCTAGAAGAATTGTCGCACTATTATGATGACGATGAACTGCAAGAAATCGTGGAAAGTGTAGTAGAAGAACCGACCAATTGAAATAGCTCACCTCCAAAGTGTCCTAGTAGTATGAACAACACTCAAATCGACTTCCAAACCGACATCACTCCTACACTTCTGGAGTTTATGTGCAACAATCACACTGACTTGAATGACTGTGTAGACTTTGTTTGCTGTCTCTTTGATCTCGATGCAACTGATGAATTGATCGATCAGATTGCAGATGAGTTTGATGCTTTCTTCGGCAACTGATTCACACTAACTGTTTTCCCACTAAATTACACTGAAATGACAAACAAAAATCCTTATGTTCAAACCCTGATTGAGATGGGTTATGATGAACAAGATTGTCAAATGGTTGCTGCTGTTGGACAGCAAAATGTAACCTATCCGCGTAACATTCACGGTCGCATCTTTGAGACTGAAGCAGAGTACAAAGAAGCACTCGCTGATTATATCAACGGACTTTGAGTTGAAATAGCTCACCTCCAAAGTGTCCTAGTAGTATGAGCACTTACACTTCCCCTCTCACCTCTAAAGTCTACGAAATCGTCGAGACTTCACATACACGAAATGCCTGGGATTCTCAAGGCAATTTGACTCCCTATGTGCAATCTGTCTTTGACATCTATCATGAAGGCAAGAAAGTTCAGTTTGCACTGACTGCTGAAGGTGTTGCTGATAGTGTTGCACATCTTGAGAATCCTGGTCCTGATGTATCCTCTCGTTTCGATTGATGGCAAAAAGATTAACACTTACAACATCAGACAAAGTGAGAAACATTGCTCTGATCTTTATTGTTGCGTTTATACTCTCACCTGGAGTTCGTAACACCACCTCTAGCACATTGCACACCGTTGCCGACATTATCTCTCCACAACAATGACATTCTCAACTGCTGAAATCACCTGCCTTAAATCACTCATTGAGTTTCATGATGATTGGGAAGAAGTAAGTGAACTTCTTGGCACTGATATTGAAACTCTTTACGAAAAAGTTTGTGAACTCGAATCCAATGATTGAAACTGATTTCTACATTTTGTCTCAAGAACAATATGACGAATGTTATACTGAAGCATCAAAACTTGGCATGAATATAGATCATTATTTGCTTGAGTTTTGTGAAGTCGAAGGACCATATATCACTGTCAGTTGAAATAGCTCACCTCCAAAGTGTCCTAGTAGTATGAGCAACACCAAAACCATGAAACTGTTTATCATCAACAACGTTCTCTCTGATTATACCTCTGGCATGGTAGTTATTGCTGCTGAATCTAAAGAACAGTGCCGCGAACTGTTTATCAAAGAGTTCAGCGAATATCATGCTGACTT